CGCTTGGTGCGGTTCGCCACCGGCCTCATCAACGACATGGAGAACCGCACCAAGCGGAACTTCGAGCTCGTCTGGCCCGACGCGGCGAACACGAAGTGGGGGTTCTCGGCCTACGTCAAGAGCTTCAAGGCGGAGGCGCCGGTGGACGGCAAGCTCGCGGCCTCGGTCGCGCTCGAGATCACCGGCGTCGTCGACTTCTCCAAGGCCTAAGCGGCGGGGGGTTCCATGGCGGGCGAGAAGCTCAAGGCAAGGATCCTCAGCAGGAACAACCTCAAGACGGTCGAGATCGAGGTCCCGGACTGGGGCGGGAAGGTCACGCTGAGGTCCTGGACCGGGACCGATCGCGAGGCGTTCGAGGCCGAGGTGCGCGGTAGGACGGAGGCCGGCGCTTTGCGAGACCATCGTGGGCTGCGGGGGCTGATCGCCTACCTGTCCGTGGTGGACCCGGACACCGGGCAGCCGGTCTTCGACGACCCCTCGGAGGCCTACGGAGCTCCGGCCACGGGTCTCGAGGCCGTGTGCGAGGCCGCGCTGCGGCTCAACGGGCTCGGCGAGGCGGTCCGAGAGGAGCTCAAAGAGGGTTTAGGGCAAGCCCCTGGCGTCGGTTCCTCTTCCGCCTCGCCCTCGCCAGGGGCTGCTCTGTCGAGCAGCTCCTGAGGACCACCAGCTCCAGGGAGCTCGAGGAGTGGGGGGCGTACTACGAGCTCGAGCCCTGGGGCGAGGAGCGGCAGGATTACCGGATAGGGACGCTCTGCGCCCTCCTGGCGAACATCGTTAAGCGGGAGGGGCAGCGGGCCTACACCTGGCTCGACTTCATGAAGGTGGGTCGGGCGAAGCCGGCGGGGCAGTCGGTGGAGGAGATGCAGGCGGTCTTCAGGCAGGTAGCCTCCCGGGCCATGGCCCGGGAGGCGGCCGCCGCGGAAGCTAAGAGGGACTGATGGCGATCGGCAGCCTGGCGATAGGCGTATTCCTGGAGGGCTCGGCCTTCCACAAGGCGCTCGACCGGATCGAGCGCCAGGTCTCGCGCACGGGCAGGCGCTTCACCGACATCGGCCAGAAGATGACGGCCGGTCTGACCTTGCCACTCGCCGCCGTGGGCGGGGTCGCGATCAAGTCCTCGATCGAGTTCGAAAGCGCCTTCGCCGGCGTCGTCAAGACCGTCGACGCCACCACGGAGGAGCTCGCGGCTCTGCGCTCGGGCATCATCCAGATGGCGGAGAAGATCCCGGCCTCCACCACCGAGATCAGCAAGGTCGCCGAGGCAGCGGGGCAGCTCGGGATCCAGACCAAGAACATCATGTCCTTCACCCGGGTCATGATCGACCTCGGGGAGACGACCAACCTGAGCGCGGACACGGCCGCGACCCAGCTCGCCCGCCTGGCGAACATCACCCAGATGTCGCAGGGCGACTTCGACCGTCTGGGCTCGACCGTGGTCGCACTCGGCAACAAGCTCGCCACGACCGAGGCAGAGATCGTGGAGATGGGCCTGCGGCTTGCCGGCGCGGGCAAGCAGGTGGGGCTCACCGAGGCCCAGATCCTGAGCTTCGCCGGCGCCCTCTCCTCGGTCGGCATCGAGGCACAAGCCGGAGGCTCCGCGGTATCCCGGGTCATGACCGACATCGGGACCGCGGTAGCGGAGGGGGGCAAGAAGCTCGACCAGTTCGCGGTCGTGGCGGGGATGTCCTCGAGCAAGTTCGCGGCGATGTTCCGGACCGACGCCGCGGGCGCGATCGTGGCCTTCATCGAAGGGCTCAAGCGCATGTCGAACGAGGGCAAGAACGTCTTCGGGGTCCTCGAGCAGCTCGGCCTCAGCCAGATCCGAGTTCAGGACGCGCTCCTGCGCGCATCGAACGCCGGGGAGCTCTTCCGGAACAGCCTACAGATCGGCAGCGAGGCCTGGAAGCAGAACTCGGCCCTTACCGACGAGGCAGCCAAGCGCTACGCGACCGTCCAGTCCCAGCTCGAGGTGCTCCGGAACCGCTTCAACAACGTCGCCATCGCTCTGGGCGACGCCCTCGTCCCAGCCCTTATCGACGCCCTGCAGGCCGCGGAACCGCTTTTCAACGCGATCAGCAGCATGGCGCGCCAGTTCGCGGACTTGGACCCGAGCACGCAGCGGGTCGTCGTAGCCGTCGGAGCCTTCGCGGCCGCCCTGGGGCCGCTCGCGATCGCGGTCGGGACCGTGGTCTCGGCGATGAGCACCCTGGCGCCCCTGATTTCGGCCCTCACCGGGCCCATCGGGCTCGTCGTGACCGCGATCGGGCTCTGGGTCGTCAAGTGGAAGGAGATCAGCGAGGGCTCGGTCGTGATCGCGCAGTGGATGGTGGATACGATCGCGTCGGTGTTTCAGAAGGGCTTTAAGCTCATCACCGAGCCTGTTCGTGCCGGCGTCGAGACCATCACAGGGCACTTCCGCCGCATGTACGACGTCGTTGTCGGTAACTCGATCGTCCCGGACATGGTCAAGATGATCGGGGACTGGATGGGACGACTCAAGACCGCAATGGGTAATCCCACGGAAAAAGCCGTGAGTCGCGTTGCCAGGGCTCTGGAGGGGCTTAAGACCCAGTCCGCGCAAACTATGGGCGGGCTCACATCCAAGCTCATGCAGGGGGCGCTGAGCTTCGAGCAATTCGCCGACCGCGCTGTCCAGGCCCTGCTTAGGGTCGCGGCCCAGCAGGCAGCGATGGCTATCGGCGGGCCCTACGGGGCGTTTATAGGCGGCTTCCTCGGTGGGTTCTTCGCCGGGGGCGGCCGCCCCCCCATGGGCGAGATCTCGGTAGTCGGCGAGCGCGGCCCGGAGCTCTTCGTCCCGGACACGGCCGGGACCATCGTCCCGCTGCGGCCGGCCCTGGCCGGCGCCGGAGGCGGGGGCGGAGGCATCGTCTTCCACCAGCAGTTCACGATCACGGGAATGGACTTCGGTAGCGCGGAAACCGCTCGCAAGCTCATGCAGATACAGGCCGCGCAGGTCCGAGCCGGAGCGATCGAGGGCGTGACCCTCGCCAGGGCGCTGGACGACCGGGCTCGACTGACGGAGGGGCGGTCGCATGGCGCTTAACCTGGCCGCAAAGGCCCCACCCATCTTCCTGGAGAACTACTTCACCCGGCACGCGGACAAGGAAGGGGACCTGACTTTGGTGAGCGGAGCCACCCTCCGCCACCGGCTGTACGACATGGACCCACGCGCGCGATGGCAGTCGGCAGGCTCCGACGACACCATCACGGAGACGATCACCGCCGGCTTCTGGCTGCCGGGCGTTCAGACCACCCGGTCCTTCGACCTGCTCGCGCTCCTGAACCACAATGTGAAGGAACTCACGATCGAGCGGTCAGAGAACAACGGCGGGGCCTACACGCAGATCCACTCCGACGCCGCGATCGCGGCCGCGAACACGATCGTGGACCTCAACGGCACCCAGGACGGCGACAAGGTCCGCTTCAACCTCAAGAAGACCCAGACCGCCAACGAGGAAAAGAAGGTCGGCGCGATCGTGGTGGCCAAGAGCCTGCTGCAGCCGACCGTGGGCCTGAGCGTCTACCGTCGGCACCCTCCCACCGTCGGCCATAAGACCGCCGAGATGGCGGACAACTCCACCAGGCGTTCGTTCCGCTTTCGATCCGACGCCTCATTCACGATATGGGGCGCCTCGATCGGGTTCACTCGGGTTTCCGAGAGTGAGCTCGAGGACCTGCGCGACATCCTCCTCCACCGGACCGACCCCTTCGTCTTCTACCCCACCCCGGGCGAGCGGCCGGGCGAGATGTACCTCGTCCAGACCGTGCCCGGGACCTACGTCGACAACTATCTCGTCCCAGGCGTTCCCAGCCTCGGCAGCGTCGTCGCCTGCGACGTCCGGGAGGTGGGCAGGGCGTGATAGCGGTCTCGGACGAGTTCAAGGCGATCTGGCGCCAGAAGCAGGGCAAGGGCCTCAAGCATCGCCTGGCCTATAAGCGCCGCTACAAGTCCGGCGGCGTCTGGCAGAACGAGGCGGATTGGAAGTACCTTGACCCACCGGACTTCCTCGACGTGGGAGAGATCCCGGTCGAGCTCGACGCCCCCTTCAACAACGTTTTCCGCTCCACCGTCATCACGCTGCGGTTCCCCAATCCCTACAACGAGTGGATCGAGACCACCGTCCCACCCTCCTTCTTCGCCGCCGACGCCGTCGCCGCAGATGGCTACCGGGCATACAAGACGATCTGGCGCTACGAGGTCGGCTACGAACTCTCGGACGGCACCACGGAGTGGATACCGCGGTTCACGGGGCGCGGGCTCAAGCCGCGGATCACCGGGAAGGGCGCCGAGGCCGAGATTCAGGTCCACAGCAACGCCATCCTCCTCGAGACCGCCGACGCCGAGGAGGTCGCCGAGGCCCTGGTCGCTTCCGAGGACTGCACCCCGGCGGCGGACGGGGTAGTAAAGGAGTTCGAGACCACCTCCGTCGGGGTCGACCATATTGGGGACTGGGAGGTCGACGGCGCCAACCTGGACAAGGGCTCCCAGTACAACGTCTCCAACGATAACGAGATCCCGGCGCCTGGCAACACCGGCAAGCTCAAGATCACCGCCGACACCGCCCCCGCCAACGGCGTCACGGTCAAGGCCATCAACCTCAAGAAGTGGTTCCGCGACAAGAAGATCGAGGACCTCCTGGGCCGCCTCGCGGACGAGGCAGGGATCCTGTCCGTGGATCGCTCGATCGCGCCCGTGCTTTTCCCAGGAGGCTTGTCCGGTTCCAAGACGATCGACAGCCAAGCGGAGTGGGAGGCTGGCTCGGCTATCGCAGACGTCGAGACGGACAAGGTCCCGGGCTCTATCCAGCCCTATAAGCTCCTCGACGACTTCGCTGATGGCGACTACACGGCCGACCCCGTCTGGACCGAACACGCCATCCTCGGCGACGCCAGCGCAAGTGTCGTAGACGGGTACCTTTCATTGGTCTGCAACGTCACTTCCGGGCCCCTCATCGCGCTGGGGACGCCGCTAGCCAGGACCTCCGGGGTGTGGCGCCAGAGGGTTTGGCAAAAGAACATCACCGGCAACGGCTTCGTCGTGCTGTTCTTCGGGGTGGACGCTCCAGTCGAGGCGGGTGGCGACCTCATCCTTCGAGGATACGGTCTTTGGTTCAAGAACGACGCCGACGTCGTGCTCATGAAGTACGACGGCCAGGCGTTCGGGACGGGAACGGTGCTCGTCAACTGCGGGCGAAATTCAAAGCCGGACGCGATCTGGGTCGTGACGATGTCCCCGTCCGGAGACTTCGTCGTGTACAACGACGGCGTCCAGGTCGGGACCGGGACGGACACCGATTTTACCTCCTGCGCGCATTACGCCGTCGGACTCGACGGAGTGAACGCCGAGGCCCGGATCACCGACATCCGCTACGGGAGTTCCTACGTCGTCGACTACGACTCCCAGGAGTTCGACCTGCTGTCGGCCCCGTCGGCCTGGGGCGTCCTGGAGGCGCTGAGCGTCCTCAGCGGCTGGGCCCTGACTCTTTTCACGAACGTAGCCGATGTCTCAGGAGGCCCATACGACGGATGGGTCCAGGCCGATGGGTCCCTTGTGCCGCAGTCGGCGCTCAAGCGCTATGTGAAAGTGCGTGCCCGGCTTACGCCGCCCGCATCCGGCACCGGCCTGGCCGAGCTGCAGCGGCTCCAGCTCAACTTCACCACCACCGACGTCTTCGTCTCCCTGGCCAAGCACCGCGGCTCCTGCATGGCCGAGTTCCAGGACTACGTCAAGCTCGCCGACTACGAGATGCTCTTCCAGGCCGACGGCAAGCTCGTGGTCCGGGCGAAGGACACGGCTCAGAACCCGGCCGTCGAGCTCGACCAGGAGAACGGGATCATCGACATCACCGACGTCGACTACGGCATCCCGGACCGGGTCGTCCGCAAGGCCCGGGTCCGCCACCGCGGCTTCGTGGCGGTCTACGGCGACGATGAGGCCGGCGTCGCGGCCGACGTTAAGGCGGACGGGGACGAGCTCGGCACTAAGGTGCTCGACGAGGACCTCTCCGACAAGCTCTTGGCCAACGACGTCGACATCGCCACCGGGCGCGCCCGGGCACGCTACGAGGCCGGCCGCCGCGCCTCGGACGACCCACGCCCGCCGGTCCGGATGACGGTGCAGATGTGGTTGGTGCCCTGGCTCGAGGCAGGGGACGAGGTCACGATCGACTACTTCGACAACCCGTACATGCGCCAGATGCAGGCGAACGACGAGCTCAACGTGGCCAGCTCGCCCTACTTCACCTTCGACGGCGACGCGGGGAACATCATTTCCCGGGCCAAGGACTGGAAGGTCCTGGCCTACCGTCCGAATTTTCAAACCGACCAGGCCGAAGCCTTGGTCGAGGAGGTTCCAGCATGATTCGAATCTTAGCTCTAGCCCTGACCCTCGGCCTGCCCGGCACCGCGAGCGCCGCCGGCGCCGGCTGCCAGGATACCTCCGGGCCCCTCGTGCTCGAGAAGGTGAAGGCGTCGGCTGCCGGCTCTCAGATTATCGGGTGCATCAACCGGAGCCTGGAAATCCTTTCATTCTCCACCGCTCCCTCCTACGGCTCCACCACGACCAGCATGACCGCGGTGGGGATCTGGGCCAGCACCTGGGCCGCGACCGGGCACGGGGACGCCTACAACGTCACCGTGAGCTCGGACGCCTACCTCAAGGAGCGCCTGCAGGTGGGGACGACGTTCTACGTGCAGAATGGGCGCGTGGCGATCGGAAGCAAGGACCCGGTGAGCTCCGGCGGCGCCGGCGTGTCCCGACTCTTCGTCACGGGCAGCGGCCCGCTGACGCTCCGCAACTCCGACGAGCCGAGCGGCGGCGGCGGCGGCTGGGCGTACGACCACGGCTTACTGCTGGGCGGGCACACCGGATACGGTTGGCTCCAGACATTCAACGGGACTCCTCTGCGGTTCAATCCCCTGGGGAACCCCGTGTCCGTCGGGGGCCAGTTCACCGTCCTGGGCGCCTCGGGCACCGTCAACGGCGCCTTCAACGCGACCGGCGCGATGGCGGCCGGCGGGGTGCTCACCGGACTGAGCTCCGGCACCGTCGTCGGCTCCTCCGTGGTGCGCTCCACCGACACCACCGCCGCGCACGACACGCTGAGGGTGGAGCAGAACGACGGCGACCCGATCTTTGTGTGTGAGGAGAGCGGGGAGTGCGGCATCGGCACGGCGAGCCCTGGAAGCAAACTTCACGCCTACACGGCGACCGGCGACATCGCGGTCACCATCGAGAATGACAACGCGGGGCCCTCGGACGGGAACGTCAGCCTCAACCTGGACCGTACGTTCAACGTCCGCACGGTCAGCAACTGGTACCTGGGCACGGGGAGCGATGTCTCGGTAACGGCTCCCGCCCTGGCCGTCATCAAAACCGGAGATATTGGTATCGGGACGATCAGCCCCGCCACCAAGCTCCACATGAGCAGCGGGACGCTCACCTTAGACGGTACCGCGCCCAAGATTCGCACCGGAGCGTCAACCGATCCCGCGTTATCCGGTTGCGGAACCTCCCCGACCATCGTCGGAAGCGATCTAGCCGGGACGATCACCGTAGGCACCGACGGCGGCGGGGTGACGGCCTGTACTCTCACGTTCGCGGCGACCTACACCACGACCCCGGCTTGCACGATCACCGGCGACAACACGGCGGTCACGCTCGCGTTCACGGCCCGGTCGGCCACGGCGTTCACGGTTTCGTCGAGCGCGGACATGCAGGGCGATGTGCTGACCTACATCTGCATCGGGGTTGACCCGTGAGACTCCTGCTCCTCGCCCTCTCCCTGACCGCCTGCTCCGAGCCCCGCCACGTCGGGATACCGGAGTGCCCGGTATGATCCGCCCCGCCCTCCTCGCCGCCCTCCTCCTCACCGGCTGCGCCGTCGCGCCCATCAGGGGCCGCGAGGCCGTCCAGGCCGAGCGCCGGATGCGGCAGGGGGAGCGGCTCTACAACTACCCCGAGCTGGGGGTGATGATCTACAGGGCCAGCGAGGCGACCGTGCGCGAGCTCTGCCCGGGCCGGGTCCGCTGCTGCTTCATCGCCCCCCCGCGCCTAATCGTCGCGCTCTGGGACGCCGTCGACTGCATCGTCCACGAGCTCTGCCACGCGAACGAGCCGAAGCCGAAGCCCGACCACCTGGGGCCGTGCGGGCAGATCCACTGGGACGAGGGGAGGGTGATCCGATAATGGGCTACGAGCCGACCGGCAAGCCGATGGAGCCTTCCTGCAGGTCCTGCGGCGGGAGGAAGTTCTACGAACGATGGGGACTCGAGTTTTGTCGCGGATGCGGGATGCAGAGGCGAGAGTCGCTGCCACCGTCGGTCACGGCTCGCGACATCGCGAAGCCGGAGCCGATCGGCACGTCGTCAACGGGGGCGCGGTGATCCGCGACCTCGGCTCCGGCTCCCTGGCGCTGGGCTGGCTGCGGCTGGCCACGATCTGCGCCGTGGCCGCGCTCGCGGCGCGGCTGACGGGGTGCGAGGCGCCATGACGTACCTCGTCACCTGGACCGCCTACGCCTGCGCCGGCAGCCTCACGCTGCTGGGCGTCCCGGTCCCGCTCGCGTCCCTGCCTGCGGCCGCGCACCCGGCGCTCGCGGTCCTGGGCGTGTGCCGGGCGGCCCCTAGCGTCGAGCCCTACGACCCCGCCCGGCTCCCGGAGGCCCGGGCCCGGATCCGCGAGCTCGGGCCCGGCGCGGTCCTGCTGCGCTGCGGCCGGCAGCCGGCGCCGCGGCGGTGGTGGCGGCGCGAGCAGCCGGCCCGCTACGGCTGCGAGCCGGAGACTGTGACCTGGGTCACGGAGGCGCACTTCGGAGGTGAGCCATGAGCCGATGGAAGTCGGACCGGTGGCGGGATCGGTTGATATGGGGGGGGGCCATCCTGCAGGCGGCGCTCTTCGTGTTCAACCTGGTCGCCTCGGTCCTGTTCCTGCGGACTTGGGCCCGCCTCGAGGCGGCGGCCGAGGAGATGCAGCGGGTGGCGCACCGAGCCGGGGCCAGGCTCGACGCGATGGAGCAGGAGCGGTCGCAACTGTGGAGGCAGTGAGATGGGGCTCCTAAGCAATAACTATATCTTGGGCATCCTCTTGACCGGGATCCTGGTGCCGATCGTTCACCTCTGGATCAAGCGCCGCCAGGCGAAGATCGATCAGGGGGCCCGCGAGGCCTCCGCGCCTCTCGAGGAGATGCGCCGAGCGGCAGAGGCCGCGCGCCTGGACGCCCAGAGCGCCCGCGAGGACGCCCGGAAGGCCCAAGAGAACGTGCTGTCGCTCATGAACGGGCGGCTCGATCTCCAGACCAAGACGATCGCGGAGAACACCGAGGTCCTCCGCCAGCTCGTCGTGCTCATCAACCAGACGGTCGAGCACTCGGGCAAACGCTCGGAGCGGCTCTACGAGATGATGAACTCGCTGGACAAGGGAATCGCCCGGCTGCTGGAGCGGGGGGTATAGCGTGGCCGACCCGGGAGCCTGGCTCAACTGGATCATCGACCAGGTCTTCGACGCCCTCGGCGGCTCCATCACCAAGCTCCGCGCCGGCATCGACGGAGAGGCCGTGACGGTCACCAAGGAGATTGAGGCGACCGGCTACTCACGCGAGGCGGAGGAGCAGCGCAGGCGTTCGACGGTCTGCCAGTTCGCGCGCGAGCAGCTCGGCGTCTCGTACCGGCTCGGCGCCGAGGTGGACCTGGACGCGGTCCGGGAGGGGTCTTGAGGCTCCACGAGGTCGACTGCTCGGAGCTCGTCGAGGCCGCCTACGCGCGTGCCGCGATGGAGATTCCCGACGGCTCGCCGTATCAGTTCAACTTTTGCCGGCCGGTCAATGAGCCCGAGCCCGGGGACCTGGGCTTCCTCTGGTCGGACAAGTGGGGACGGATCGGGCACGTGATGATCTACGTCGGCGGCGGGATGGTGATCCACGCCGTCGGCGGCCGCGGAGTGGTCGAGGAGCCAGCGGCCAAGTACACGGCCTCCCCCAGGTGGCGCGGCTGGCGCCGGCACCCGGAGTTCATGCGGCCGAGGGAGGACCGGCCGTGAAGCCCAACCGCCACGCGATCGCCAGCATGACGCGCTTCGCGGTCGTCTGCTCCTGCCGCATTCGCTTCAACGCGCCGTCGCACCTGCGCGAGCAGCCGGATCGGGTCGCCTTCGACTACCTGCTGGACTATCACCGGACGCACCGGCAGCACATGAAGAACCGGGGGTTGCTTCGAGAGGAGTCCCCAGAGGAGGGTCACGATGTGGAATCAAGCTAGGGCCGGCCTGCGGGCCGCGTGGACGTGGCTGCGAAAGCTCCCCGTCGGTCGGTGGCTGGGCCGCGTGCTCAAGCCGGCCGTGGCGGACCTCATCCAGGAGAAGGGCGACGAGCTCCAAGCCAAGGTGGTGGCGGCCGTCGAGAAGAAGTGCCCGGAGGAGATCGACGAGCATTTCGACCGCTGGCAGACCGGCCTGCTCAAGGCCGTCGAGTGGCTGCCCGCCGCGGTGCGCCCCCGGGCGCGCAACATCATCAAGGAGGAGGGCGACCGGCTCCAGGTCCGCGTGCGCGAGGCGGCCTGTGAGCACGACGCGACCGCGGTCAACGCCGCCTTCGATGGCTTCCAAGCGCTCCTCATTCAGCGGCTCGAAGCGCTCTAGGCCGAAGCGCCGACCGCGCCGACCGCGCAAGGCAGGCCCCAAGGTGGTGGGCTATCGCATCTATCCGAAGGACTGCTTCATCGTGAGGAGGCTCGAATAATGACCAAGCCTTGGAGCCGCGAAGAATTCGCTTCCCTTCTGGACTGTCTGCGGCGGCACTCCCGAGCGCAGGACGCTATCAACGAGCATAACCGCCAGTGGAAGAGCAACCGCACCGTCGACTCGGCGCGGCACCGCATCGAGCGCCAGGGCTTGGGCGGGTTCTCCAACTACCTCCGCGTCAGCGGCCAGCGCAGGGACGACCTGCCGGAGGACGACCAGGTCAAGCTGCTTGTCGACGTCCTAAAGAAGCAGCCATCCTTCACGGCGGCCGAGGTCTGCAACCGCCTAGACGTCTCGCCGGCTCGGCTCGGCCGCCTGGTGAAGCTCGCCCGGGACCTGGGCAAGAACGTCGAGATGCCGACCGACGACACGATCGCTCTCACCGTAAAGGCCCCGCCGATCGACCGGCTCACGGTGCGCCCGATCCCGATCCTGCCGGTGCGCGGACACCTCCGCTGGGCGGTCGCCTCCGACCTTCACTTCGCCTCGCTGCTCCACCGGCGGGCGTGCCTGACGGACTTCCTGCACTTCGCCCACGGCGAGTTCGGGATCCGCGAGGTGTTCTGCCCTGGCGACATCGTCGCCGGGATGCGGATGTACCACGGCCAGCAGAACGAGGTGCTGTCCTTGTCCGACACCATCCAGATCAACGAGGTCGTAAACGGCCTGCCGCAGTTGCCGAAGCTGACCTACCGGATGATCGGCGGCAACCACGACGAGTCCTTCCATAAGAACGACGGCACCGACGTGGTGAAGGAGATCGCCAAGCGACGGCCCGACGTGATCCCGTACGGCTTCTACTCCGCGCTCTTCGACCTGGTGGCTCCGGGATGCAAGAAGCCGACCAAGATCGAGCTCCACCACCCCGACAAGGCCGGAGCCTATGCCATCAGCTATCACATGCAGAAGGAGATCGAGCAGATCCCGCCCGGGATGAAGCCGCAGCTGATCTTCATGGGGCATACCCACGTCACCAACTGGCTCCCCGACTATCGCGGCGTGGCCGGCTTCTACTGCGGGACCTTCGAGGACCAGACGCTCTACCTGAAGCGCAAGCACGTGGCGCCGAGCATCGGTGGATGGATCATCGACGCCGGCATCGCGGCAGACGGTGGGCTCAGGACGTTGACCGCCACGTGGGTCAAGTACTACCACCAGGCCCGCGGCCAGTTCGTCGAGTCGGACGAGCACGGCAACCAGGTCCGGCTCGAGCGGTCGCTGAGCCCGATCGACTAGCGCTCCCAGGGGCGCTTTTTGGGCGGCTCCTCCGGCGGATCCTCTGGCGGCAGCTGCACGTCCGGCCCCCAGGTCACGTCCGGCGAGGGCGACGGGCTCTTAGGCCAGTCCCGCAGCGGATCTCCTCGGCGGCCCATGTCCCACTTGAAGTAGATCTGCGCGAGCTCCGACCGGGGTGCCGGTCGGCCGTCGATGTAGAAGAGCCATCCCTTCCAGCCGCGGATGTACTCGTAGACGGCACAGAGGTCGGTGGTGCTGTTGGTCTCGATCGTGTGCAGCTCCAGGCCGTCGTCGTTGGCGACGGCGTAGGTCTTGAACTTCTTGGCGAGCCGGAGAAAGTAGGGCCAGGTGAAGGTGCGCGAGCGGCCGATCTCGAGACGGTACTTCACTTCTGCGCCCGCTGCGCCGCCTCGTCGGTGCTCATCGTGAGGTCGAAGCTCCGCGACAGAAACAGCCCAAGCGCGCCGAACATCGCCTGCTCCCTGGTCCCCTTGCGCAGACCGTTCGCCATCATGAGCGCGCTCGCGGTGGTCGCGGCGAGAAAGCCGAATCCGGCTAAGTGGTCCATCGCGCTTCCATCCTTGCGGTTTCCAAGATAGAACCACCCGCCACCTGGCACGACCACGGCCCGGGCGAGAGTCTGGGCCGGGAGCCGATACTCGAGGTCGAGTTGCCCCGCGTGCGCGCTAGTTGAGGAGAGGGCTGTAAGGATGGTCGCGAAACACCGGGCACGCCATGCACGGCAGTTCAAAGGCGCCTCCTTTCCTGAGCCTCGGCTCGAGCCATTCGCTGAAGCTGCTGCTGCACTTCCTTCATTTGGCGCTCGAGTTCGCCGACACGCTGCTCTAACCCGCTGGGCTCTCTCACGGTCGAGGCGCTGAGCGCAGGTACCTCGTACTTGGATGAGGGCCACCAGGCTTCAGCTTCCTCGATCGGCACGCCGAGGACCTTGGCGATCTTTGCGAGAGTGATGTCGCCAGGGCGCTGGCCACTGCGGTAGGTGCTCATAGTGCCTTCCGCGATTCCGATTTTGTCTGCAAGCGCCTTTGGGGCTCCGCGCAACATCGGCTTAGCTGCGCCGATCTTCCTTCCATACCACTCGGCCATCTTCTCGTCGAAGGTCATAGCTTTGAAAAAAGTTCTTGACACTTCGCCTAAGCTCTGCTAAACTAGGAGAAGGTCCCTGCCATGACCACTCCGCGACTCACGCCGTTGCCGACGAGAACCGCGACCCAAAACGCTTTTGGGCCCGGGGCAGTCCTTCCTGAGTGCGTACCTGGCAGGGACCTCAGCAAGCTGCTCCGGCGCCCTAGTTTTAACACGTTCGTCATGGGCGCCGCAACCGAAAAGGAGGCGACCATGCCTATGACGCTCCGCTCCCGCCCGCCGTACACCTGCCGCGGCACGCTGCGCCTCGGCAAGCTGTGCCTGGAGTACTTGACCGAGGCCGACGACCGGCTCTGCTCTGTCTGCGAGCGGTTCGAGGCCGAGGCGCGCGACCGCTTCTGGAACAAGCCGATCGCGCCGGCTCGGCTCCCTGAGCCGACGCCGGTTGCTCGGAGGATCTGGCCGTGAGCGTGATCGACGCCGGCTGCCGTCTGACCGCCCCGCTGCACTGGCTGGCTCTGGCCTATTTCGCTGTCCATGTCGTCGCCTGGATCGTCACCCCCAATACCGTAAAGGAATCCCGATGGCCGTACCAGATACAAACATGTTCGGAGGTTTGCCGGTGAGCGCCCAACCGCTGAAATTCGCGCTCGTCCTGCGCCTCGTCGTCGAGAGAACCTGCCGTTCTTGGTCCGAGGCCGCACAAAAATGTCGCCTTCCGGTCGACCGCCTGGAGCGTATCGCCAGGGGTGAGAACGAGCCCCGAGCTGGTGACGTGCTGCGGATCATGGAGGGGCTCGGCATCCGCTTCAAGTCGAGCGACTTCGACGAGAGGGGACTGGGCCTATGAAGGACCCCAACATCCTCGCCGACTCCGCCATCACGATCGGCAACACCTACGTCCGCCTGACGGTGATGCTCAACGAGGACCGCAAGCAGGTCCTGCTGATCGGCGTCAAACCTGGCAAGCGCAGTCGCGGCGTGGCGAACCGCGTGAAGGACCGCGGCGTCGACCTTCTCATGGTGGCGGTGGTGGAGCCGTGACCGACCGCGCCACTCGCCGCGCCTGGGCGGTTGACGGCCCCCGCGTCCGCCTCACCGTCTACCTCAAGGACGGCCGCAAGCTGTCCGGCGAGTACACCTACTGGCAGGCCTGGCACCGGATGATGCACGCCCGCAAGCAGGAGAACTACGTCTACCACGACTGGGAGGCGCTCTCGTGACCGTGACTAAGACCGTCACGCCCTGCCCCGAGTGCGGCCGGCGAGTCCACGATGACACCTGCCCGACGCACGTCGACCGCCTGACCTGGTGGTCGCTCGCCGGGATGCTGGCGCTCGCTGTCGCCGCGGCGGTGCTCGGATGAGCCAGCCCCGCCGCAAGCAGCTCGACGACCGCCTCGAGGAGGAGGCGGGGCTGCCCGGGCTCCTGCAGGACGAGTGCGCCGCGTGCTGGCCCCACGCCTGCGACTGCGGCTACTGGGACGAGTACGCGCGGCGCGAAGAGCCGCACGAGGAGAACCGATGAGGGCGCGCCTGGCGATCCCCGGCTCCAGCTGCTGCATCCTCGACCCCAACCACTCTGGCGGGCGCGCCAAGTGGCCGGTGTCGGGGTACTGGACGGAGCCGCCGATCTGCACCGGGCACATGGCGATCTGGCAGGCGAATGTCGCGGCGTTTCGGGCCCGCGCTAACCCGATGTGGTTCCTAGGACGGAAACAAGGAGAGAGACGATGATCAACAAGACACTAAGAAAACCGGCCCCGAAACCGACCTCGGTGGCCAAGCGCGGCGCCCAGGTGCCCGCGCTCACCGAGCCGATCGAGACCGCGTACGAGATCGAGATCACCGCGGAGGCGCGGGAGAAGCTCAAGGACGTCGTTCAGGCGGTCGAGTACCTCAACCAAGAGGCCGCTCGAGCCGCCGCAATCACCGTCAGCGACGACGCCACGGACCGCGAAGCGGCGGACGCGATCGTCAACCTGACCAAGGCACGCAAGCACCTGGAGGACCTGCGCAGCTACTTCACCAGCCCGCTCGAGGCCCGCAAGAAGATCGTCATCGCCTGGTTCAAAGAGCGGGACAAGGAGCCCGGGATACAGGAGGCCCGGCTGCGCGAAGAAGGCGGCCGCTATTTCATGAAAAAGCGCGACGAGCAGCTCGCGGAGCAGCGCCGGCAGCAGCAGGAGCAGGCCGAGCGCGACCGCAAGGCTCGCCAGCTCGGGCGCGCGCCGGTCGAGCTGCCTCCCGCGCCCCCGCCGGCGCCGGTGGAGCGGACCAAGGAAGCCGAGAACGGCACCGTCAGCTTCGGCACCGAGTGGACCTTCGAGGTCGTGGACCTGGCCCTGGTGCCCGAGGCCTTCATCGTCCGCGATGTCAACAAGAAGGCCGCGCAGGGCGCCATCGACGGCGGGGCCCGTAGCATCCCCGGCCTGCGCATTTTCGAGCGGCCCAAGTCGGCCGTCCGATAGTCAGCACCAAAAGGAGAGTGAAGCCAATGACAGCAACCCTAGTCGCACCCCGGCCGCCTAAGGTGTCCGGGATCCCGACCTCGGGGATCATCGTGATCGCCGGGGAGCCGAAGGCTGGCAAGACGACGTTCGGAGCGTCGTTCCCGGACTCGTACGTGCTCGAGCTGGACAAGAAGGACGCCGACCGGGTCGGCGGCCGCATCCACGACATCGAGGACCTGGACCAGTACGGCGAGGTCCTCCAGCTGGCGATCGCGGACTCGAGCATCCGCACGATCGTGGTCGACACCGTGACCACGCTCGGGCAGTGGATGGAGGCCTCCGTCGCCAAGGCGGGGGGCGTCGAGTTCCTCGGCAAGCCGACCCAGGGCGTCGACCAGCGCGGGCTGTGGGGCGAGCTCTTCGAGAACTGGAAGGGCATGGTCGAGTACCTCAAGAACTGCGGCAAGCTCGTGATCTTGATCGCCCACGTGAAGGAGGCTGAGAAGGACGACAAGGGCCGGATCACCAAGCCGGCGGGGATCAAGGTCCGCGGCGCGGGCGCCGACCACATCATCGAGCAGGCCGACGCGATCGGCCACATGAGGGTGAAGGTGGTCAACGACACGACCTACCACTACCTGAGCTTCAAGGCCCCGAGCGACGAGGCGATCTGGCGCTCGCGGATCAAGGAGCTGCAGGGCAAGGAGTTCCTCGTGCCCGAGGCCGATCCCTACGCGGCCTTCGTGGAGCAGTTCAACGAGCAGCCGAAGCCCGCGGCGCCGGCGGCGCTCAAGCCCGTCGCGACCAACGGGCACCGCAACGGCCACAGGGCGCCGGCCAAGCCGGCCGGCCGCAAGCGCTAACCCAACTACAAGGAGACCAAGAGCATGGCACGAGTAACGATGCAGGCGAATCCGGCGGAGATGAAGGGGGGTGCGATCCTCTTCGAGAAGGGGACGTACCTCTTCAAGTGCGTGGACGTGGTCGACACCGACAAGGACGGCAACGTCAAGCTGACGGGCGACGGCAAGCGGCAGCGCTTCGACCTCGAGCTGGTGGTGGCCAAGGGTCCCTGGGCGGGCCGCGGCCGGGTCTTCCACAACGGCACGATCATCGAGGCGGGGGCACCCGGGCACGGCATGGCGCTCAGCTGCTTCCACGCCTTCGGGATCTGGGACCCCGAGACGCCCGGGGAGCTCGACGTCGAGCTCCAGGACATGAAGGGCCGCTACGTCCTGGCGGACGCGGACGTCGAGCCTCCGCGAACCGTCGCCGGTAAGACGTACGACGCGAAGATGAAGATCAAGCGCTGGCACGCGCTGACCGAGGAGGAGCTCGCGCGCGAGATGGTCGGCGCGATCGACCCCGAGGGCGGGACGGAGTTCAACCCGCCGGCCAAGGAGCCGGCCGCGCCGGCGCCGTCCCCGCGCCCCGCTCCGGCTCCGGCGGCCACCGCGACCCGCACCGCTCCGCCTCCGGCTCGCCCGGCGGCCGGCGGCAAGCTGCCCTGGAAGAAGTAGCCGCCCGGTAACGGGTGGCAAGCCCCGCCTGGGTGGGGCGGCCGCGCGGCGATGGTGGGGCCGGCGCGGCAAGATCTGGAGAGCCGAGCGCGGATGCAACTCCGCGTGTGCGTTGCAGCGGCGGTACCAGGAAGGACCGCTTCGGCTCTCGATCCGATTTCGGTCGCGCTGCAGGCGCTCAGACGCCCAGCCGCGCGGCCAAGGTTTCCGGGAGGGAGAGATGGCGGACGCGATCGTGAAGGGCTTCAAGGGGTTCGACAAGGACCTGAAGTGCACGCCGAATGGCAAGGCGGCGCAGTACGAGATCGGCAAGGAGTACGAGCACAAGGGCGAGGTCCGGCTCTGCAGCGAAGGGCTGCATTTCTGCGAGCTCTCTCTCGATGTTTTCACCTACTACAGGCCTGGTGAGTCGCGCTTCGCCGAGGTCGAGGCCTCCGAGGTCGCCGACCAGCAGGACACCGACACGAAGCGAGTCTGCCGGCGCCTGACGATCAAGGCCGAGCTGACACTGGCGGCGGTGATCAAGGCCGGCGTCGATTGGGTCTTCTCGAAGGTGAACGCCTCGAAGGACACGACGGCGACGACCGGCAAGGGCGCCAACGCGGCGACGACCGGCAACTACGCCAACGCGGCGACGACCGGCGAGGGCGCCAACGCGGCGACGACCGGCGAGGGCGCCAACGCGGCGACGACCGGCAACTACGCCA